ATTTTCCACATTCATTTTATCACTTGGTCTGTATCTTAAAAACCATTCTTCGAATTCTGGGTCATCCCTCTTCCCCTTTAATTCTTTATGTTTTTCGGATTTTTCGGCACGCATTTCTTCCACCGTTTCTTGATGTCCGTAACAATTAATACTAAAACGCTTTAATAACCCGGATTGTTTTAAACGATTTTCTTGTTGAACATCAAATAAAAACTGTGACATGCAAATAATTCTATCTGTGTTAAAATAGTCTCTCCCTGAATATAAAAACGCCAAATAAAAACTCAACATAGTATCAATTGTAGCTATTTTTAATGGATGTCCATCAATATTAATTATATTATAACTGTGACACGCGATGGGTTTATAAATGAACGCAATAGTATCTTTCCCAACTAGTATTTGATAATGAGGCGCAATAATATCTCCAATGGCTTGTCTTTCAACAATCTTTATATTTTTAAAACCATCATCTTCTAGTCGTTCTTTTAAAATGTTCGCAGTTTTATCAGGTTCTTCCGACAATACATCAAAATCAGGAACACTTTCTAATTGTTTTCTTAATTTTTTTGGCATATATTGTGAATATAACGAGATTGCATAACTCCCGAAAAAAACGACACCTTGTTGTATAAATGAATCCCTCACAGTTTTATATATTTTCTCTTGGTCATTTTTTGCAACCAAATCTCTTTGAAAATCCATGTCACTACAATGTTCTCCTTTTAAAGGATAATTTTTATTCAGTAAAGTCAAACGCTTTAATACCTTTTCCCATCGCCCAACATCACCAGCAGGTCTGGATAGTTCTAAATACATTGACATTCTAAGAAAATTGGGAGGCGCGTATAAAATACCATTAACCTTAATGCTGTCATTTTTAAGGGCGTTATAAATATCTTTGTGGACGTATGTTATATCAGCCATACCCAAAAAATTAACAAACACTTTATATGTACCGTGGTGTTGTCCTGATTTGGCTTCCACTTCAAGAAATCCCTCCTTCACATAAATATCGGCTAATTCCTTTGCGTCTCCCAATGCGTCTGTACTAAAAAAATCGTAATCAGATAATTCGACATCTTTATTGTAAAATTGGTCTGCTTTTGGTAGTATATTATTTATCGCGGTTCCGCCATATACGATGAGTTTTTTATGTCTGATAAAATTCTCTACAATTTCAATCATTCGTTTAATTTCGGGTGAATTTACAGAAGCTTTTCCAATTTTTTCTTCTGCCTTGTCCACGACTGTTCGTAAAATAGCTAATTCACAATCTTGAAATGATAAACCTTTATCACATACTTTGTTTTTCATATTATTTTGTCTGTATATTATCTGTATATAATATTATATTTTCTAAAAAATAATATTATTGTGAATGAAATCATATTTTCTAAATTTTGAAACTATAATAATCCGCTTTCACTTCTCTTGTCTGGAACGAAAGAGCAGGATTTTGTTTAGTAGCTTCAGGAATAATGACAGGTATATATCGCAATCTTTCCGGTTTTAAACAAAACGCATACCCAGATTTGTCAAAAAAAGAATCATTTTCCTGAATATTTACGTCATTTAATTGATATCTCATTGCGGTCATTTGAACCCCTGTCTCTCTGCAAACAATACCACTAGGATTTGCAGGATTAGATGAGTCATTATCTGGCATTGCAATAGTCATATTTTGTTTATTAAAATCTTGAAGTTCAACAATATCCGGTGTATTTTTTACACTATAATATGTTAATGCGCGCATAAAAATAGAATTACTCGTTATATTCACATATTCATAAAATTCCTTGTTTTCCATAAAACTGTTGTTTGATTTTTCGACAATAACAATTATTTTTTTTTGTAAATCTATTAGTTTTAGATTCCCCATATTTTTACCATTATGTTCATAACTTGTAGTCGGTCCAAGAAACAACGAGTCATATTGTATAAAAATATCTGCTAAATTTTTGTACATTTCCGGGTTGGTAGATTTAAATCTGAAATGAAGTATAATAGGGTCCAACGGATTGGGTGCTGTGCTTCCTGAAAACGCGTAATTAGCAATAATATTCATTGCTTCTGACACGGGAACATAGTTGTATGTCTCTTTAACAAAATTGCTTTTTACACTACTTGTTGCAATAACTGGTTGATTATTCACTGAATATATTTCGAAATCCAATCCTCTAACACCCTGTTTCAAAATATCTTTAAGAGCACACGTTGCAACAAAATCATTTTTGTATGTACCAGCACTGCAGCAATTATATGCTGTTTTGATATAATAATCTCTAAATAAATAATTGCAGTTAGGGTCATTTTTATTTAAAGATGTGATGCTTCCATTTATTTTAGAGTAAAGTTTATCTATTGCTGAACAATTTGTTGTGTGTAAGTTCGACATACGCCATAAATATATTGTGGCAAAAATTACAATAAGTATGATAAATGCTAATATTATATTTGCTGCCGTATCTTCCTTAAGTGCCATTATTTTATTCAATGTATTTTCTATTGCGTTTGATGATTTTGGATTTACTTGCATATTGTCTATATCTTATATTATAGTATAAATATATAATTAAAAATATAAATTTATATATTTAATTGTATTTTTAGACAAAACAAAACAAACAAAACAAAACATAATGTCCAAAAATGTAAAAGGGTATAAATATATATTATTTGTATAGTATAACTAAAAATGGCCGGCGGTTTATTACAACTTGTCTCACAAAGTCAACAAAATATCATTTTAACAGGAACACCACAAAAAACATTTTGGAAATCTACATGGATGCGTTATACTAATTTTGCACTTCAAAAATTCCGGTTAGATTTTGAGGGAGCACGCACATTACGGTTATCCGAAGAATCTATATTCACATTTAAAGTAAAAAGATATGCGGATTTATTGAATGATTGCTATCTCAGTGTAGAACTCCCAAATATTTGGTCACCTATTATGCCACCAAATACAGACCAAGAGTCAGAAGCTACAAATTCGGGTGTATGGGCACCATATGAATTTCGCTGGATTGAAAATATCGGCGCTCAAATCATTTCAAACATTACAATTACTTGCGGAAATCAAACACTACAAGAATTTTCGGGTGCATATTTGCTCGCAATGGTTCAGCGCGATTTTTCAGCTGAAAAAAAGGCACTATTCGACAGGATGACTGGAAATGTCCCGGAATTAAACGATCCAGGTAATTCAGGTACTCGTGTAAACGCATATCCAAATGCGTATTATACAGACGATCCTGCTGGAGCTGAGCCTTCCATACGCGCCAGAACATTGTATATCCCATTGAACGCGTGGTTCAATATGAAAAGTCAAATGGCGTTTCCTTTAACAGCACTTCAATATAATGAGCTGCAGATAAATGTAACACTGCGTCCTATACAAGAACTATTTCAAATTCGTGATGTTATGGACACTGCGAATAGTTATCCATATATTGCGCCAAATTTCAATCAATATTACATGCAATTTTACCGATTTTTACAAACACCACCTGATGTTGAATTGGGAGTCGGATCTTATGTAGATACAAGAACGTTGTGGAATTCAGATGTGCATTTAAACTGTACATATTGTTTTCTATCTAACGACGAGTCTAGAGTATTTGCACTTCAAGAACAGAAATATTTATTCAAACAAGTTCGAGAAAATATTTTTTATAATGTGACTGGTTCAAACAAAGTTCAATTAGATTCAGTTGGGATGATATCCAATTATACGTTTTACATGCAGCGAAGTGACGCAAATTTAAGAAATGAGTGGAGTAATTACACAAACTGGCCATATAGATATTTACCTATTGATATTACACAGGCATTATCTACCGGAACTTTTGAAATTGTAAGAACGAATCCAGATGGCTCTACTATAGTAGTTGATATTGGACCAGGTGTCAACGCAAATGGTAAATCAACCGGATACTATATTACTGGAAATTATAATTTTGAAAATGAAAAAAACATATTATTGAATATGGCTATTTTATTGGACGGCGCATATAGAGAAAATTCTCAACCAAGTGGTGTCTATAACTACATTGAAAAATATATTCGCACTTCAGGGAACGCACCAGATGGATTATATTGTTACAATTTTGGACTGCATACATCACCGTTTGATTTACAACCGTCTGGCGCAATTAACATGAGTATGTTTTCAAACATTGAACTGGAATTAAATACGATAGTCCCTCCATTAGATCCTCAAGCACAATCTTTGGCGATTTGTGATCCACAATCAGGCAATATAATCGGTATTAACAAGCCGACATGGAGAATTTATGATTATAATTACAATTTGAGATTCTTTGAAGAGAGAATAAATATGGTTACTTTTGTGGGGGGTAATTGTGGGTTGATGTATGCTACTTAGATGGGTGAAGGGATATAATTTATAAAATAGCTTAAAGAAACTCGGTATGTAAGTGTCTTTAAGTAGGAAAATCAATAATATATATAAAAGGAAAAAAGTGGTGTTTTCCAAAAGTCGTTTGGTTTTTCCTTTTTGGACAAAAATAAATGT